ACAAATTGACCCGACATTTATTGCTTCGGTATTTACAGGAACACTAGCAACATTTGGTGTTCAAACTGCTAAAAAGAAAGATGATGAAGATAAAAAAGAAGAAAAGAAAAAAGATAAATCAGTAGATGACTGATAATGCCACCCTTTAAGTAGTGCAACCTACTTGAAGGGTTTTTTGTATAAATGATTGTGAGGAAACATGAAATTTGAACTAACTCTTGAGGATCATGCGATTATTCTCAATGCTCTTCATTATTATAAAAAGGTTGAAAAGCGTGGTAATTTTCAGCAGTATGATGAAAAGCGTATTAATGAATTGAGAGATAAACTTTCTTATCAATTAGTTTGGGATCAATATTAATGACAATTGTTAATTATGTTGTTAAATTTTTTAGTGTGGTAGTTGTCAATTGTTTAAATCCTGTTAATATACAAGCGTGTCTTCCAGTTCATGAATGGTTGTTACCAGAGGTTAAGCACGGAATAGAAATATTACGAAACCCTGATATAATCTATCAAAATGAGCGAGAATACCTACAAAAAGTGGTAAATAGATAATGAATTTGATAACAGAAAGTATGGATCAAATCCCACCAACTGGGTATGTAACTGAAAAACAGTGTCAAGAAATGATAGATGCTGCTATCAGTAGACATAATCGTAATGCTTCGATTATAAGTATGTGTGTTGGTTGGGTTGTATTAGCATTATTTGCAGAAGGATTATTGCGTCTAGTCGGTGCTATTCCACCATTACTTCCATGGATGGATATAGCATTGAAATAATAGGCGCTATTTTATTATCCATTTAAAAAACTACTTAAGGACAAATGAGCAAATTCGAAAAATTCACAGAAAAAGAAAAAAGAATGCTTGCAGAATCAATTTGGAGAAGACAAAGATCTTTATTGCTGGTGATAAACAATTTAAAGAATATGGAGAACTATTGGATGATGTTTTGGCAAACCTTGGAGATTATGTACCTGGGAGGATTATATGAATAACCCATTGTCTTGTGTAAAGAACACAAGAAAATCATATAGAAAAGACTTGGAAAAAGTTATCACAGAGGTTCAGGTTCAATTTAAGAATGAAGAACCTGCCTGGATTCCTTATGACACTTTAATTGCAATTCAGTCGAGGTAATTATGAGAGTAGGTTTAATCGGTCTTGGTCGTATGGGTGAGGGTATGTCTCGCCGTATGATGAAAGCAGGTATAGAAGTATGGGGATATAGGAGAAATTATGAAAAAGCATGTGAAACATACGAAAACGGATATATTGATGGCGTTACAACTTCTATACAAAGCCTTGTTCAAATAGTTAAAACTAATTCCCTTCAAGGACAAACTCCTGGAATTTTCATGATGGTTGTACCAGCAGAAAATGTGGAGGATACTCTCAATGAACTTCTACGATATTGTAGTGAAGGAGATATTATTATTGATCATGGCAATAGCAATTTTAAGGACTCAAGGCGCAGGGCAGAACGTCTTGCAAAAATGGGGATCCAATATCTTGACTGTGGTACTAGTGGTGGTGTTTATGGTCTTAAGCGTGGATTCTGTCTTATGGTTGGCGGATCAAATACTGCGGTCTCCATTTGTGCTCCCATCTTCCGTGCTCTCGCTCCCGGAATCGGTGGAGCAAGTCGTACAGACCCTATGAGTAAAGAAAGTTCTTCTGAATATGGTTGGTTGCATTGTGGACCACCAGGCGCAGGTCACTTTGTGAAAATGGTCCATAACGGGGTTGAATATGGAATCATGCAAGCTTATGCGGAAGGTTTCAATATCCTTCATGAAGCAAATGCGGGAAGAAGTTATGTTGGCGAAGGAGATGCCGAAGTGGCTCCCATGTCAGACCCCGAAAATTATTGTTATGATATTGACGTGTCTGAAGTTGCTGAGTTATGGCGTCGTGGTAGCGTTGTTGGTAGTTGGTTACTCGATCTTACCGCTGACATATTACGGCATGATGGTAAACTTGATGATTTCGGTGGGGGTGTATCTGATAGTGGCGAAGGTCGCTGGACTGTTAATGCTGCTGTGGATCTTGGGGTTCCCACTCCTGTCATTAGCGCTGCTCTTTATGAAAGATTTAATTCACGCGGTCTCGCTACTTTCGCGTCCAAGATTCTAAATGGAATGAGATATATGTTTGGAGGTCACCATGTTAGGTAATGTCTTATTATGGATTGCTGCACCCTTTGTATGTTTAACCATATACTTTGGATATTACAGCAATAAAGATAACAACTATTATGAATCCGATAGGTACAAAGGAAATGGAACAGCACACTAAATCTCTGGTAATCTTTGGGGCAACCGGAGATTTGTGCCGTCGAAAACTTATACCAGCACTTTTTAGTCTTCATGAGAAGAATCTTCTTCCTGAAGACTTTCGTATTATTGGGGCATCAAGATCTCCTCATACAAGACAAAGTTGGTTAGAAAGTTTGGGTAGATATTATCCACCTGAATTTTCACTTAAATTGGAATATTATTCTTGTGACTTGAGTAATCCGGAAACACTTGATGTTCTTCCCAAAACGGATGATACAACATATTTCTTGTCTGTCCCGCCAGATAGATATGCCGATGCTGTTACTAATTTAAAAGAAGCAGGATTAACCAATGACCCAGACAAAACTAGAGTTATTATTGAGAAACCTTTTGGGACCGATCTTCAATCTGCTAGTCATTTACAATCTGTGGTGGCTGGATGTTTACGCGAAAAACAAGTATATCGCATTGACCATTATCTCGGTAAAGATACTGTTAATAATATCCTTGCCACCCGTTTTAGCAATACTTTATTGGAACCACTTTGGAACAGGAATTACATAGAAGAAGTCCAAATTTATGCTACCGAAACAATAGGATGTGAAGGTAGGTCTCAGTATTATGAAGGTGCTGGAGCAGTCAGAGACATGCTTCAAAATCATATGATGCAGATACTTGCTCTCATTGCTATGGAAGCACCTTGTCGTTTAGATGCGAAAGAAATTCGTAGAGAAAAGACAAAAGTATTGGCAGCAGCAAGACTTGGTGATAAGTTTATTACCGGACAATATGAATCTTATCGTCATGAGCAAGGTGTTATTATGTCATCACAAACACCAACTTTTGTTGCCGGTGATATTTACATTGACAACTGGAGATGGAAAGGTGTTCCTTTTAATTTTATGACTGGTAAGAAACTTCCTTATCAGTGTGCCGAAGTTGTTATTAAACTGAAAGAACCACCACTAAATCTTTATGAAGGGCATCAACATAAAGATAGAATTGTAATGAGATTCCAACCAAATCCGCATTTAGATATGCGTATTGATATTAAGTCTCCTGGATTAGATGATAAAGTTCAGACGGCAACTCTTACACATACTTATCCAGAAGGTGCTATTGATGGTTATGTGAAGTTATTCTATGATGCTCTGAATGCTGATCAATCACACTTTGTTCATTCCGAAGAAGTTTTGGAATCGTGGAGAATTGTGGATGATTTATTATGTGTTGGAAGTTCTTGTCCTATTCGGACAGAACCATATCTATATAAAGAAGGTGAATGGGGTCCTGAATATAAGACTCGATTTATAACCCAATGGGATTATCCAGGATGAAACCAGTAATCTTAGTCGCATGTTTTTTGCCATTTAGATATATAAAGTGTATGGGAAAATAAAATGCAAAAAGTTTTTAATCTCATGGCACTACTTTCTTTTACCGTTAGTGCTTCTCTTGCTGCCGGAGCATTCATAGCATATAAGAATAAGGATGCCGTAATTGATGGAGCAAGAGAAAAGATAGTAAAAGAAATATCAGAGGCACTTCCTGGTATTGTTAAAGAATTAATACCAAAAGTTCCTGAAATGCCATCAACGACTGGTGGTGTTATTCCCGACACAAAAACGAACATTCCACCAGTAACTGGCGGTGTTGTTCCTTTTTAATGTTAAATAGTTAAAAGGGAATGTATCATGACTAGAGGTAAGTCTGATAAGGCAAAGAAGGATGCCAAGAAAGAGGCAACCGAAACATTTGCTTTATATGTATTTTTTCATTCCATTTGGACATCTATCTTCAATTTCTTTGAAAGTTAATGATTGAAATTCGTGATATTCAGGTGAGGGAAATTAATGTACCTCCTATTCCTGATTGGTTGA